AATGTTAGGATTATCGCCTTCTACAATAAGGAGACATGTAAAAGTTTTAGTAGAAAAAGGCTGGTTAAGTGAGAGAAAAAATCCTAAATACAGATGGGATAATACTCTTCAATATAGACCTAATATAATAAAAATTCAAAAAGACCTACATTCACTAGGATATTCCCTAGAAGGATACCCTTTACAATTAGAGTTTGAAAAACTAGAAGAACCTTGTAACCCTGATAACTCTCGAATTTTCATTTTAGAAAATGGTATTTCTAAAACGAAAAATCATGCCCAACAAAATGAAAAAACAATACCAGAGATTACTATAAAAACTACTAACAAAAATAAAGAGATATATATAGGGGATGAAGGAACAAATGTTCTAAACGAAACTAAAGATAATGATTTAATAGTTGAAGATAGTTTAGAAGATAATTCTCCTTACCAAGATAGTGATATTTCTGATTTAGATTCTAATGTTAACTTGCCAAGTTTAGATAAAGAGGCTTTAGAGGTATTTAGTTTACTTCCTAGACAGGATAGTGATTTAGTTGAATTTATTTTAGAGTACAGAAAGTTACGTTTTAAATACTCCAAAGAGTATTTAATGTTAATTATAGATAGATACAAGAAATCTAAGGAGTTAAAAGGTGAAAATATCTACCATAAGCCTGAAAATTTCTTTAGATGCGGTGAGTATAAAAACTATTTAGATGAAAATTGGGAAAATACTTTAGAAGAATGTAATAAAATTGCCGCCATGCGGCGACAAAAACCTTCCGCTAAAAAATCTGGCTCGAATGAGCCACAGGTTTCGTGTGAATGGGATCAACAATTAAAGGATTTAGATTGGTAGCAATGGGGGTGAATAAATGGGGTTTTTAGATAAAGTTAGGGATAGACTTAAACCTTTTAGGTATAGTAGAGGAACCATCAGTACAAGTAATATCCCCGATTATGATCCTGTTAGTGATTTTGGTGGTACTAGAACTACCCTCCCTAAGTTTGTCCAAGGTGGAGGTGGAGTGTTTGGTGCACTACCAAAAAAGACCCAAAGAGAATTAGGTTTAGATGATTTTACTCTATCCACCATGAGTGTCGAAGATTTAATAGATACATTAATAGACGCTCACCCTGATGTGTCTTTTGCAGTTTGGAATTTTATGAGAATAGGGAGTAGTGGATATACAATACGGGTCGAGGATTTAGAGAATGGGGAGATTTACGAAGAAGGGCAGTTAGAGATACAGAATTTAATAAAGAGACTCTCGCAACCTAATATAGAACAGTTTGAGCTTTCTAGGGATTTTGATAAGATTGTAGACCAGTTAATGTTATCTACTATAACGAGGGGGGCGTGTGCTTTAGAATTAGTTTTGACCTCTAACTATGATGATGTAGCTTTTATAGCACCAATCGACCCCGCCACAGTGGATTTTAAGTTTGAGAATGATAGATACGTACCTTATCAGGATGAGGAAACCTTATCCTTGGATATTCCCACATTTTTCTACGATGGCTTAGATGAGATGATTGATGACCCTTATGGTAGATCTCCGATATTAGGGGCTATAAATGCAGTAATATTTCAATTGCAAGTTCTGAATGATTTAAAGCAAGTAGTGCATAATCAGGGTTATCCCAGATTTGATATTACTATCTTGGAAGAAGTACTGTTGAAAAGGATGCCGATAGCTATCAGAAACAATGAGGAGAAAAAGCAACAATGGTTAAATGAGAAACTTCAAGAAATTATTGATATGTATAACAATTTAGATCCTGATGATAGTTTTGTCCACTATGATTCTGTTCAAATAGGAATGGCTGGTGGTGGGCAGAGTGGTGGGGCGTTAATAGACCCAGAAAAATTAATGAATGTAATAGATCATCAGATAATGGCTGGATTAAAGACTCTTTCTACTATACTAGGTAGAAGGTCTACAGGAAATACTGAGTCTTTTGCTAAGATGGAGATCAAGTTATATATAAAGGGTGTTGAAGCTATTCAGAAAACAGTTGAAAGGATATTAAGTAGAGCTTTAACATTAGTCCTAAATATAAAAGGTATGCAAGGAATAGTTTATTTTGAATTTAACCCTATAGAAATAAGAACTAGTCTAGAGACTGCTCAATTTGAGCAAATACATCTAATGAATTGTCAATTTAAGCGTGATCAAGGATGGATTAGTCAAGAAGAGGCAGCAATATTAGCTGTAGGGCATGAGCCTGTAGCTGATGGACCTATAAATAACGAGACACCGAGGAACTCTGATGGAGGGCAAGTAAGGGGCTCCACTGATGAAAAAACTACTGATGCTACTGATGTAGAGGCTGATTAATTTAAGGAAGGAGTGGATGTGAGATGGGTAGACCTACCAAAGAACAATTAGATAAAATAAATAGACTCTCTAAGGTAGAGTTAACCGAGGACGATGTCTATGTATTCCATAATTTAATGATAGATAACGCTGTTACTTCCTACTATACTATAGTGCATGAGAACTTATTAAGAAAATTTAGTGTAGATGTTAAGAAAGGAGTAGGTTTAATCCTTTCCCATGATTCTAGTAAGCTACCCGTAGGAAGATCTTTTGATTCGACTTTAGTGGAAGAGTGGGACGAGGAAACTGGGGAGGTCTTGAAATCCTTATATGGAGATTTCTATATAGCTCTAGGCAGAAATACCGAGAGTGGAATGACTACCGATGATATTGTTAGAGGAATAGATTCAGGTACGATTTTTGCTACTTCGATAGGATTTAGTGCAAAAACTATGAAATGCAGTATATGTGGTCACGATATTAGAAGTTGGGATTGTCCTCATTGGCCAGGGAAAGAGTATATTGTCGAGAACGAGGAGGGAGTCGGTGAGACAGTAACTTGCTGTGCAATTATTGGTGAGGATGGAGTAGGTGAATTGATTGAAAACTCATTAGTTTATGCAGGTGCTTGCAGTAGAGCGTCAATAGTTAATGAATATTCCAAGAGGAATGATAGTGTTACAAAGAACCTGCCTAAACTACAAGTAGTTGAGGAACTAAAACAAATCCCTGTTGATGCCTCCATATACCAATTCTATACTGCGGGGGGATTGGTGTTAATGACTGATAGCACTGAGAAAAGGAGTGAAACTGGAATGGATAGATATAAGAAAGTACTCACAGAGTTTAACATCCAATCTGAGGATGAGCTGAAGGCTAAGTTAACTGAACTTAGTGAAAAGAGTACTGAGTTAGAGAACAAGGATAAAGAGTTACTAGCAAAGGATGAAGAGATTGCTAGGTTGACCGAAGATTTAGAATACTATAAAAAGGAAGTATTAACTAAAAATGATGAAGTAAGTGAGCTTAAAGATGAGATTACTGAATTAAACGAAAAAATAACTAATTTAACTCAATTAAACGAAGAATTAAAACAAAATGCAGAATTAATTGAAGTTTATAAGAAAGACCTTAAAGATGAAATCTTAGAACTTGGTGTAAGGTCTCAAGGAAATGCTTTCAACAAGACTTTATTTGAAAGATTTTTAGACACTTTAAGTATAGAGGAGCTTAAAGAAGTTAGGGAGAGTTTCGACGAGGAAGTAAAGACTAAATTCTCCAATGTAAGAGTTAGTCAAACTAAGGCTAAGGACAAGAAAAAAGATGGAGAGTTATATAGAGAGGACTTTGAAACCGAAGAAGAATTTAGGGTTTATATAGCTGGTTTAGCTAAGAGATATGCTAAAGAAAATAACGTTTCTATAAAAGAGGCTACTAAACTTATGTATGGGAAATATTCCGAGAGGAGTGAAGATTAATGGCAGGTAAGTTTACTAGATTACAAAAATCTTATAAGATAATGGATCCTGACGGAGTAGCTATGTATACGGGAGTAGTTTTAGTAGGGGAAAATGCATGTGCCAAACCTACTGAAGATAATGAAATCCCTTTGGGGGTTGTGGATAGTGACGAGAGAATAGATGACCCTATTAGAGCTGGTGGAGATCAAACTGGTAGGCAAGTAGCTGTTAAGCTTGAAGGTATAGCTGAGATAAAGATTACTGGTTCAATTCAAGCAGGGGATAGGGTAATACTTGCTGCGGGTGGGCTAGGAAAGAAAATGCCTAATGACCCAGGAGTATATAATGTGTTAGGTTTTGCTGAAAAGAACGGTGAGGATGGAGATGTAATTCCAGTAAGAATGGTGTATCATGTATACCCAGTATCTTAATTAGAGTGTAAGGAGAGTGAGAGTATATGCCAAGCGTACAAAAGGTTCATATAGATAAAGCGTTGACAAATATTTCAATTGGATATAAAAATGAGCAATATATTGCAGATGAAATTTTTAGACCAATATCGGTAAACAAACAAAGTGATAGATATTATGTATACGGCATGGAAAGATTTAGGCAGCATGATGACCTTAGGGCACCTGGTACTGAAGCGAATGAGATCACTTGGACACTGTCCGATGATTCTTACTATGCTGAAGGTCACGCTCTAAGACATGCAATTGCTGATGAAGAGATGCAAAATGCTGACGAGGTGTTTGACCTTGAAGCTGACGGTACTGAATTAGTAACTGAAGGAATTCTCTTAAATAAAGAGGTAGATGCTGCAAATAAGATATTAAATCCGAATAGTTACCACGAGGATTTAAGAATTACTTTAGGTGCTACAGGTGCTCCAGCTAAATGGAGTGACTATGAGAACTCCGATCCAATCTTAGATATAAAGAAGGCTAAAGAAGCCATTCATAGAAAATCTGGTCTAAGACCTAACGTATTAATAATATCTGAACCAGTTAAGAATGTATTAGAACTTCACCCAAGATTACTGGAAGTAATTAAATACGTTCAAAGAGGAATAGTTACTACTGATTTAATGGCCGCTGCTTTCGGTGTAGATAAGATTTTAGTAGGATCTGCACTAAAGTCCAGCGTTACTAATGCAGGTCAGGTCGAGGCAGGACAGATCGAACCATTAAATTACATTTGGGGTAATTCTGCTGTTTTAGCGTATGTACCTCAAAGACCTGGAAAGAAAATACCTGCTTTAGGTTATAGCTTCATGTGGAATAAAGACGGTGAAGGTCCTGTCCAAGTAAGAAAATGGTATGAAGTTGGAAGAAGAGCTACTATTATAGAGGCAGAAAGATGGTATGACCAGAAGATAATATCTAACGTGGCTGGATTCTTATTTGCTGATGTAGTAGATCCACTAGGAACGTTTTAATAGATAGAAACTATAAGCCACTACTGTAGGCTACTGCCAAGCAGTAGTGGCTTTTTTCAAAAGGAGTGATAGTATGACGAAAAAAGAAATGATAGATGTCCTTGTTAATGAGTATGGAGTTGAAGATGAAGGTTTAATGAAAAAGACTGCAAAAGAGTTAAGAGAAATGCTTGAGGAGTATGAGAAGTTAGGCGAAACAGAGATAGTTGAGGAGGATACTGTATCTGTTGACAGGGAGGAAGCAGATGAGGAATACAAAGAAGAAGTAGTAACTGAGTTACAACCAAAAATACATGAGATTGTTGTTCGTAGATTTGAACCTGCAAGAGATTTAAGGATTGAGAATTTAGGGGCGGGAGACGTGTTTGTAAGTAGAGATAAAGATAAACTTGTCCGAAAGGAGAACAAATTGTCACCTAAAGAAAGTAAAGACATGAAAAACGTCAGTGCTTTATATATAACTTCCGCATCACGACCGATAGTTCGTATTATTTACTAATAGGTGGTGGGGCGTATGTATAAAATTTTAAAAGAAGGTTTTGAAGATAGTATAAGAAACAGATTAGGGGTTAAGAAATCCGAATTACCAGATGAGGATATAAACGACAAATTTATAGCCCAGTTAGCTGAGACTGTTACTATAAAAAGAGTCCCTGATTATGAATCTATTACAGATGAAAGGGATTTAATGTTTTTAGAGAGTGCTGTTAGTTATTATATTTGCTATTTACTCGCCCCCACCATGCCTAATAGGATTAAATATAAAGTCTCCACCATTGAAGTAAGGTGGGAGAAATTAAAGACCGATTGGGAGAAACGTGCAGAAGAGTTTTTAGCGTTATATGAAGATGCTTTAAGTCAAATCGAGACAGTTGATGTTATGACTACAAGGTCTGATATATTTGCAATCGCTAAGATGACGAGGAGCGGGGAGTAGTATGATAGAGACTAAAAGAGAAATTATTTTAGAAGAAGGGGTTCCAGTTACTATTTATGATAAGGGCGAAGAGTTGAAAGAAACTATAGCCTTGATAGGTAAGGCTACGAGACAATTTGCAAGTGAAATATCTCTTGAATCTCATAGGCAAGGTCAATTTTTACCTACAACCGAGATTAGAAATGGACTAATTGT